GACCGTCTGGATTAACCATACATTTTTTTTTGGCTCGCCATTTACAACTAATTGTGGACATTTACAACCTTCTCTAATGATTCTTTTTGACCTTCTTCATTTATAAACCACCATTCATCATAACCTTTAGGGAATCTATCTGATGGATAAGATAAGTGGAAGTGAGAACCATTATCTAAGCATAATTTTTTTATAGCATTTTTATGTTCTTCATTATGTTTAAATAATACTGTTTGTGATAATGGTATAGCTTTTGTTTGTGATAATGCTTTCAATGCAGCCAATGATTTTTTCAATGATGTTCCTCTTCTATACTTCTGGTGCATTTGCTCATCAATACCATCTACATCTATGACCATTGACAATCTTCTGCCACAATAGTCGCCAAGGTTTTTATAAAATTCAGCTGTACGAATACTACCATTGGTTGTTATAATAATTTTTGCTTTTGAATTGTTAATAATATAATGACATATTTTTTCTATGTCTTTTGCCATTAATGGATCTCCCCACGTACCACAAAAACTATATTCTTTCATATCGTCTAAAGTATCTACAGGAAATTTATTTTTAAAGTCTTCTAATGACCACGTTGTTAATGGTAATTCTCTACAAACTTCTAATCCTATCCGTGCTGTTCTTTGACATTGTGGACATCTAGCGTTACATAGATTTGTAATATTTAAATCAACTATTTCTATCATCGGTTAAATACTTCCAACTTATAGGGAAATGGTCTTTAATATTTCCTGAAATCTCCATTGCAACTTCTCTTGTTTCTACTTGAGCATTATCGTGGTCTCTTAAATTACATACTCTAGCAAAAGCATATAAAGTGCCTGACCATATCCATTCTGTTAATAAATTTTGAGGCAATATCATACGTGCCATTTCAGGTGCTATATCTTCCTCTAACATATCATTATAAGTTTCTGTAGCAACCTTTATTAACTTCATAATGTCATAAGGTACTTCTTCTTTACTTGAGCCTTGTTTAATATTTTTATCAGGTCTCTTTCTCCACATAAAAGGAATATCAAATTCTGGTTTATGATCTACATATCTTCTACTCACTTCGTTCCAACTTAAACCAACTTGATGTTTTACTAATTGTCTTGCTACATATATTGGTGCTTTAATTCTGAATTGTAATGTGGCGTGAGCAAATGGGGACCAATGATTATGTTCTGCTAAATATTTTATTAACTTCTCATCTTTTTCTTCCCACGCAAATTTTCTTTTATTGAAAGAAACTCTAGCAGCATTTACTACTGATAGGTCACTTCCCATTTTATCAATTAATTCAACTTCCATTAAAATAACGTTGCCCTTCTGCTGTGCCTAAAGTAATCTAATTTTTCCTGAAAATTGGATTGAAAATGATTAGGATTTTGTTTTTCTGGTTTTGAAAAACACCATATATTTTCAATGTAAGTACGATTCATAAACTCTTTTTTTTCTTCTTCATTTTCAAATAACTTATCTGATTTAGGTCTTTGCATAATTCTCATTCCTATTTGACCTACAAAGTTATCCTTTAAACTACCAACTAATTCATCACAACTATAATATCTTTTACCTTTTATTGTAGGGTCCATTATATTAATAAATGTATGTTTTGATCTCTCAAAACTTTTCTGTGATACAGGTAAATAAAAATCATCACGCCATTTAAAATATTCATCAAATTTTTTCCAAGATTGATTTTCTTCTTTTTCACCACCCTCATTATATCTTTCAGTAGAAAAATAAGGTGGACTTGTAAAGGCACAATCTATATTATCAATTTCATTCCAAGGTAAATCTTCAGCGCCACAATTATATATTGTTACCTTTTTAGGTCTAGTTAGAAAACTGTTATATGTTTCTATTTGTTTTAAATATTGTTTGTAAGTATTTGGATTAGGATCACAACCTATATATTCTTCAGCGTCACTAGCAAAAAAACCTGCAAGTCTATCACCCCAACCACAAGATGTATCTAATACTCTTTTAGCATTTGTCATTTGATATATTGTCTTCGCAACATTAGGTTTAAATTGTGTTGCAATATATGTCTGTAATCTAAAAGCAGATACATAACTCTTATCATCTAATCTGCCACCTCTTAATTCTGTTTTATCTCCAACTGTAACTGGTTTCATTCCATTAATACCACGCCACATAGGACCTAAACATCTCCATATATCTTTCGCTGTACCATTATACCATACATCTAATGGTGATTTAAAACTATAACTTGAACAGTTTAATCTTAAATGTTGATGAAAATAATTTGATACGTCATTGTATAAAGATGGTGCGTCTATAATACCAAGACCGTGTTTTTTAAAAGTGTATTTGTAATCGTCATATTTTTCTTTTACATTTTTATGTATTTGTTCTATGGGTTTTACATATTCCCATACGTCTTGTTTCTGTAAACTTTTAAATGCTTGACGCATTGCTTCAAACGAAATCTCCTTTAAAGGAAACTTTGGTCTATTGTCTGCAATGTATTGTGCTAAATCTAATCTAAATTGTTCTTTACCAATATCGTTTGTAATAGTTTCAAACGTTTGTTGATCCATTATGGGTAATTTATTTACATCTGCATAATCATTTAGGTACTTCATCATTCCACTTTCTTAATAACCAATATATAAAACCATATATTATTATAACATATGTTATCGCTAAAGTCAATTCCATTTATTTACCTCATTTCCCCAACAATCCCAACCATCCCATTCTTGTCTAGCAAATAATTCAATACGTGGTACATCACCACACAACTTTACAATATCTGATCTGATTCTATCTGGCTTTCTACTATGTTCTCTCCGTTCACTTACAACTAATCTATCTACATTACCACTTAATCTTTTTGGTTTACCTTTTGTTGCCAAAATACAAATTTCAGCATTTGCCCTAGTCCAATAACCTGGACCTTTAAAATAATAATTTTTCATTTTATCTTTATTAGTTTTCACCCAGGTAAATCCTACTGTCTTGTATTCAAAACCCCACTTCTCAACTATAGGTATTTGTTTGTGTAATAATGGGTCTGTACACCACATAAACAATACACAATCTTTATCAGCAATATTTCCTACTGGTAAATTTTCAATGTCTTTCATTGTCATTGTAGGGTAATGATTTTCTGGATTAGTTTGTGCGTTAGCATTGTTCCAATTTTGGAAATGCCATGGCGGGTCCGCATATATCACCCCATATTTTTTGTTAATATCCATATCAATAATATAATAATTGAAAATTTTTCAATACTCCAATCAGTTCTCCAAGCCAAATATGATCCTGTTGCATAACCCCAATGTATCACAATCAACCATATAATTAATTCTTTCATAACTTGTATTCAAAATTTTGTGTCTCCTCATTAATGTGTATCTGTTTTGCACCATTTCTAATATGAAAGTGAGTTGCCATAGGTGTTAATGGTGATAAAGTTACCAATCTTTTATATTGTTTTTCTATTATCCACTCTCTTATCTTGTTTATAATCTCTTTACCTGCACCTCTTTTCCTTGACCATACTGTATATGCAATGGCAATCTTACCACCTTTTACTCTGGACATATAATCCATTTCTCTAACTGTATTAGGTACTTCAGGACAAAATGCGATACAAGCAATTGATTCAATTTCATCATTATATTTTAATCCAAATATTTTTCTACCGTGTGTAATTCTAAAACCTAAAGTTAATTGAGGTCTAATAGGATCCTCAGCTACATCTATGTCATCAAGCTCAACTAACTCGGTTCCTTTTACCCATTTAAAAAAATCTTCTAAACTATCTTTAAATTTTTTCATTCAAAAAAACTTTCTAACGTTGCACCTTTATTTCTTTCAACATTGTCTTTGTTATAATATACTTCTTTTGTTAATTTAAATGGCATTATATCTGTTAAAGTATATGATAATTCACCAGGTCTTTTAATCTTCCATATTAAATCTTTATCTTTAGGATAATTTAAATTCCAATCTACTGTACTTTGTTTTAAAAATTTTCTCATTTTTTTATTCATAGGTAAAATATATCTAAACTGTTTACCTTTTACTCTACTTAATTTTAATTGTTCTAATTGTGTTGGATTAGGTCTACTGCCATATTTGTAATTATGTATGTTAGGTAATTTACTTTGTATAGTTCTAGGATGTACCTTCTCACCCTTGTCTGTAACATATGTATCTGTCCATATGTACCCACCATATAAAAAATTAAATGCTTGATATACATAACCTGGTTTACCTACTAGGCCATCTGCCCAAGTAAATAAAAATTTAATTGTAGTATTTTGTTTTAACCAAGTTAATACTTTTGATAACATTTGTGTTTCAGAATTTTTACCCATACTATCGTCCATACACATCTTACCTATTTCATAATAATCTCTTGTATCTAATGTTGGAAACAATTTTTGTATTGTATGTTTAGGTCTTGTTCCCCAACCAAAAGTTACAACGCCTTGTAGTATATCATCTACATAATAACCACAATAATGTTTAGTAAGTTTAGGCATAACTGGTGAGTAATGCCTTGACATAATAAATTCCGTTGCAACATATTTTGTAATCTCTTTTATCATTCAAAAAAACTTTCTAAACTTGCTTCACGTTCTAGTTTCCAACCAATAGAATTTAAAATAAATCTTAATGGATCAGTAAATGTTTTTTCAAATTGTGTATCGTAATCAACATATTTGTGTAAATCAAATTCCTCTGGTATCCTTGTAGAAAAAGCAATGACAGTATCTTTAACTGTATTAGGTTGTTTTAACATTAGGAATTTAATTTTATCACCATCTTTAATAAGTGGATATTTTCTTTGTAGTTTATTTTTATAAATGTTATGATTGTAAATCAATGAACCTTTAACGTGTATAGGGGATCCTTTTTTATAAATCTGTGATGAATCACTATACTTGTTTAGATTATTACAAGACCTAGGAAATGCAACCTCTTCAGGCGATAATGTTTTAAACACTTCTTTAAAATCATTTACAAATTTAATTAGGACTTCTTCACTTTCATTCATTATTACACGTATAGCATCCTTAATTTTTCCTCTACAAACTTCAGGTGTAGATGATTTGACAGCTTCAACACCCATAATTTTTAGTTTAGGTATTTCATATCGGACACCTTCTTCATCAAATACGTTCATCATATATCTTTTTTTGGCAACCCATATACCTTTATTAGCAATTAATTCTCTTTTCATAATCATTTTTTGTCCATAAGCATTTACATACTTAGCAAGTCTATCAAAACTTTTATCAATTACCTTTTGTATTTTGTCTTCAGCAGCTTTATCAATAAAGTCTGTAATTTGTTTTGGTGTTTTATCTTTACAAACCTTTTCAACAAGTGTATCTAATTTAAGATAGATAGAATCTGTGTCGGATGCTACAACATAATTTACATTGTTTGTATTTAAAATCTTATTCATAAACTTATTGACATCTTTTTCAACCCAACGAATAGATAATTGGCCACCAAGTGTAATTGCTTCTGCTTGTTTAACATCAAAATATCTAAAGTATTGATTGCCGATAGCACCATAAGCACTATTTAATGCAATCTTTTTTGCCATTTGAATATTATGACACCTTGAAATTTCATTTTTATAAATTGGGTCTTTTGTTTTTTGGAATTCTTTTTTAGCTTCTATTGCTTTCTTTTTAAATATAACTCTATCACCATACATCTTCTCCATTAACTCTGGAAGAAAGCCTTGCTTATCTCTTTTAAACATAGCACCATTTGGTGCGATGGTCACATCCTTGGACTGAGCCCAATTCAAATCTAACTTTTCATTTAAAAAATTTTCTACACCAATTGATTTTGTTTCAACTCCTATAAACTTTTCAGGACTTATATTGTATTGCATAATCAAATGTGGATAAAGTGAGTTGAGGTCAAATGAAACAATCCAATTGTGTAAACCTAATTGTGGATCTTTTACATATGCACCTTCGTATTGTGAATCTTTTTGTTGGTCTTCTCTTGGTGGGATTATAATATTCTTTTTAAGTAAATGATTATAGATTAAAGTATCCCAACATCTAACTTGTGAATACACATCATTATAATTTACTTTGTAATCGTATGCCATAGTCAAGCATAACTCAATCAATTTCATCTTGTCTTCTAACCTATCAACAAGTTCAACGTCTTGTATATTGTATTCTACAAACCTTTGATAGTCTTTTGTATAGAAGTCTTTAAATGTTTCATATGGATTATCTAATTTAGATTCGCCTAATTCTACTTTAGCAATATAATTTAATCTGTAAGACTCTTGTCTAGTATATGTAAACTTTTTATATAAATCAAAATAATCTAATATGGAAACACCAAGTATGTTCCAATACTGTTGATTTTTTTGTCCGAGTTGTACTCGGTCTGCGTTAACATAATTCCATGGTGAAAATTTATTGATCGTATCGTTATCAAATATAAATCTCATACGATTCATTAGATAAGGTATGTCAAAAAATTTAACGTTCCAACCAGTAACAATATCAGGATGATTTTTACACCAGAATTTTAGAAACTCCATTAATAGATGTTTTTCATTTTGACATTTTACATATGTCACGTTAGATTTTTTAGAAATAAAATCGCCAGACCCCCACGTTAATATCTGTTTATTACTATGATTTTTTACTGTAATACAGATAATGTTCTCTTTTGCAGTATCAGGATCTGGAAAGCCGCTCTCACACTCGGTTTCTATATCAAGTGTGAATATCTTAATATAATCTTTCTTCCATTGCATATCATCTCTATATGTGTCTGCTATGTACTGATAGTTGTATCTATTCATACCATAGATTTTGTACCCAGGTATAGTACTATACTCACTATAGAAATGTTTTGCCTTTGATATAGTATCAAATTGTTTTTCTTTGAGATATATGCCGTCTAGTGTTTTGTGATTTGTTTTATTTTTTGTAGGTAGGTATAGTTTAGGACTAAAATTGATACGACTTAAATATGATTTGCCGTCAGCGACTCCTCTAACAAGGAGCTTACCCTTGTTTTCAATTACGTTTGTATAAAAAGTGCTTGCCAAATTCATAATATATTATATCAAAAAAAAACTAAAAAGTCAATTAGTGTGTGATGATTGATTTTTTAGGGGTAACTAATGAGCTTGTATTTCGCTCATAAGCATCCATCATATTATTATCTGGTGTTGTTTCTACAATAATATTATTTTTTTTAATTTTTATAACTTCGTCTTTTGTATAAGGTATATAAGGATGAAATCCTATTTGCATAGGTTTACCTGGTTGACCTTGCATTGGAATTAATACAAAAGGTTTTTTGATTGCTTGAAGTGAATCCGTTGTGTCTTCTTTAACTGGTGTGCCAATTACATCCTCACCTGTTGTGAGTCTGTATAATCTAATCATAATATACTCCTATTCAGTAAATGTTTTTTTAACTACAAAATCATCTTTTTTTGGTTCTTCAGTAGATTGTTTTTTTCCTATGTTATATTTAGCTTGTAAGTTCCATTCACTCTTTTCTTTAAAAGCAATAATCTTAATTTGTGATAATGGTGCTTTGTTTTCAGCAGTTTCTGGTTTTACAATTGATAATAAATTCCAATCTTGTAATAAAACTGAAATTGTGTTACGTCTTTGAATATCATTCTCAACTAACGTTGCCTTCTTGCCATCTAAAGCAAAAAGTTCTTTGAAATGTACTATGTAATATTTTCCTTGTTTGTGTAGTATATGGCAAGATTGGAATAACGTTTTGTCTTTCCTACTTGCGACACCTATTCGGGACAAGGTCTCCCTTATTTTTAGAAAGTCATCTGGCTGTTTGAGTGTAACCTCTAACATTTGCTCAGGTGACCAATCAAAACTTTCATCACTCATCTTTTTCTCCCACCCTTATCTAACTTCTCTTTGATAAAGTTTAATTGTTTCTTGTTCAGTATGTCAAGGGCTACTTTTGCTTTCGTATTGCTATAACCATAATATTCTTTCACATACTCTAAATTTTTAGGTCTTGCAGTAGTAGTCCACTTGCCGCCAAACCGTTTTCGTTTTCTTATAGTATTTAGTAGGAAGTGAAATTGCAGACGTTTAGTGAGGCTGTGGTGAAAATTCATCTCATTCGCCATCATTATAGCGTCCACGTGTTGTGATAAACAACGATTTATTACGTATGGTGGGTATTTCTTTTCCCAAGTTAGGTCGTCTCCATCAAGCAGATTAACCTTTGTCCAGTTAATTGCATTCAAATAATCACTTAATTTATACTCAATCATAATATACTTTCTGGTGCTGCTTCACGGACTTGAACCGCGGACCTACTGATTACAAATCAGTTGCTCTACCAGCTGAGCTAAAGCAGCTCTACTTTCGTTTTCTGCCCATATAATTTTCTGAAGGTTCGTAGTTCCATTTATGTCCGTGATGTCCTCTTATATCAGCATACCACATTCTTAATTTTACTATCATTACTCTCCATAATGTTCTCTTTGCCACTTTACTTTTACTCTCTCTTTATTTAAATTTACATTCTGCCATGATTTGTGTCAGGCACGCAACCATATTTATCTCGTGGTCAGCCACAAAAGCGGATTTATATTGGTAATCAGCAATTGTTAATACGGCTGCAGGTATAGATGATGGTTGAAGATGTTTATAAAGAATATCGTAAATGCCAGAAAATAAAGATGAAGGATCCTTGTCTAGGTTTTGAACAACCCATTTACGCATATCACCAAATCTTTTTTCTTTTAATAACTTGATTAACTCTTTGTTATTAATTTCTGATAAAGATACAAGTATACCACTATCTATTTTACCTCTTACAGAATATCTTTGAAGTTCATTGATAGTCCGTCTAAAGTCTGGATAGTGTCTTTGTATTAGTTCAGCAAGTACTCTTTTATCGTACTCTATTTGTTCTTGTTTAAGTATATCACCTAGTCTACCTAAAAATTCAGTAGCAGTTTTTACTTTTTGACCATTTATAATACGAAAATCAATAACAGTACACCTACTATGTAAGGCAGGTATAATCTTATTCTTAAAATTGCAAGTAAATATAAATCTACAATTACTATGAAAGGTCTCTATAAAGTTTCTTAACGCAGGTTGAACACTATCAGCATTCATATAATCTGCCTCGTCTATAATAACAACTTTATGTTTTGAATTGCCATCTAAAGAAACACTAGACGCAAAGTTTTTAATTGTAGTTCTTAAAGTATCAATATGCCTACCTTCATCTGATCCATTAATCATAATGTAATCAACACCTAGCTCTTCACATAAAGCACGTGCTACAGTAGTCTTACCTGTGCCTGCTGTGCCTGAAAGGAGAAGGTTTGGTAGTTCTTTTTGTGAAAGAAATTTTATAAATGTATTTTTAAGGTCTTCGGTTAAGATACATTCTGATATTTTTCTTGGACGGTATTTTTCAACCCATAGAAATTCTGACATATAACCACCTTAAAATGTTGAGTCAGCTTCTAATGCTATCCAGTATTGTACTTTAACTTTCTTATTGATAAAATGAGCAATCTTTGCCTTTGATAAAGCCACATCATAATCGCCAGGAACAATTTTCATATTCTCAGCCTTAATATATGCAGTAAACTCTATGTTGGTATTACCCACTTCAATAGATGATTCGTTTGAGTTACTATTCTTTTTATCTAAAGCAACTAGTTTAATCTTACCATTCTCACCTTTAAATGCAACATCAGGTAAACTTAAATTAGTATATAATTTTTTAACCTTTTCAAAGTCCTCGTTCTTTAATGTAAACGAAACTGTTTTGTCTGGCATTGTTATTGATTTGGAAGGATATCTCAATGTAGATTTATCAGCAAACGCATATCTAGCTGATAGACTAGATTTCTCATCCTCTATTTTTAGATTTGTAGTTCCATTAAAATTCAGCACAGGTTGTGCAAAAGAATCTAATGCTCTTAAAAACTCTGGTAAATCATATACACCAAACTCTTGCTCAAAATCATTATCAACAATGGCCTCAGCCATAATGTTTTTCATAGTTGAAACAGTAGTTAATGTTTTCCCAGGTTTAAATAGTATGTTGGCATTTATGTCCGAGAAATTTCTCAAAATGCCTATTGTATTATCACTTATTTTCATTTCATCTCCTTATCATAATTTAATAATAGTATAACATAGTGTACTGCCTTCAATAAGTCAGCACGATTATGTCCGTTTTTCTTCCCATACCTACACAAATATTTAATTGCGTTGGCGTGGCAAAAATCTTTTCCAATGTTGAGTGTTCTTAATAAATCTAAAACTTGAAAGCCTCTCTTATCTTCTGAATAATGTTGGCCGTAAGTTGACTTAATATAGTCACCAATCTCTTTTAAGATTTTGTCTTCATTGTATTTCATAATATAATTGTAACATTAATTTGTAGATTTGTCAACCTTTGTCTGTAAATATTTTAGTACGTTTTCTGGAGAAGACTCACCATATGGGTCGCCTTGTACGTTATCACCCTTACCTGGTTCTACAAACATTGCTTCAATAACAGAATTGTTTACAATCATTGCATATCTCCAAGACCTCATACCGAATCCAATTTGGATTTTCTCTACAAGCATATCCATTTGGTCAGTAAAGTCACCATTGCCATCTGGTATAAGTTTTACGTTTTGTAATTTTTGATTTTGTGCCCAGGCATTCATAACAAACGAATCATTTACTGACATACAATAAATTTCATCTATGTTATGTTCTTTAAATACGCTATGTAATTTCTCGTATCCTGGTAGTTGTTGATTTGAACACGTTGGAGTAAATGCTCCTGGTAATGAGAATAGTATAACTCTTTTATCTTTAAAATAAGTATCAGAATTAGTAAATGCCCAATCACCTAACTCTCTTACTCTAAAGTGTACGTGTGGTATTTTATCACCTTTGTTCATAATATTTTCTCCTTCAATTTATATGAATCATTATATACTAAAAAGGGCGACCTGTCAATAGGCCGCCCTATCTATGATATTGTTATTTAATATCTATTGTTTTTGGTTTTTTGTGTTCTGGAACTAATCTTTCCAAAGACACTTTTAAAAGACCGTCTTTCAATTCAGCGCCTTTAACTTTTACGTCATCAGCGATTGTGAAAGATTTAGAGAAGTATCTTTTAGCTATACCTTTATGCAAGATTTCGCCATCAGATTTTACCTTATCTTCGTTATCAATCTTTTCTTCTTTTTTAGATTTGATTGATAGTACACCTTCTTCAAGGTTTACTGTTATATCTTTTTTATTATAACCAGCAAGTGCGATTTCTATATCGTACTTATTCTTTCCTAGTTTTACTATATTGTAATGTGGAAATGTAGGTAGATTTGCAACATTAAATAAGTTGCCATCGTCATTAAACATTCTTTCAAAATGATCAAAGACGTTATCAAACCCTACGGTTACTGGTCTTAATTGATTGAAAATAGATAGTGCTTTTGAATTGGTCATATTAACCTCCTTTTGTTAAGCAAAGTTATCTTCTGTGAGAACCCTTTAAGGCGTTCTCTTATATTATATAAGAACTATTTATAAAATTACAAGCCCTTATATTGTGGTAGTGGTAGGTCAACAGCCATCTTTACCCTAACTTATCTTACTAAGCCTATACCCGAAAGTCTATGAAGACCAATGGACCACGTGGGCAGTTTCGTAAGTCTTTTAACCTTACAGGTACTGCCCAACCTATCTATACCCCTACAAGGTCTTACGAATGGCCTTATAGTAATAATATATATAATATTCAACACAGACGGCATAGAATTCCTTAAATTTTTCTTACTTTTTTCCCTTTAACCCACTTATAACCTAAAGTTTCATCATTAAGTTTTTGTGCTTTTCTTAAAAGTTTAGATCGTTCTTTGGCTTTTTCACGTTTAATTTCAGATGGTTTCTTGTAATATCTTCTATCTCTTACCTCAGCCATTAAGCCTGATTTTTGAATCTTCTTCTTCAATACACGCATAGCTTTTTCAAGGTTACCACCTCTTACTTCAACTGTAATACTCACTTACTTTCACCTCCGTTTTTCTTTGTTGGTTCATAAACTGGTATCTTATCTCCACCTAAATCATAATCGTGGTATGTATTAGGTTTAGTATTTGAATAATCAGGTATAGGTGCTGTACCTGTTTTTCCTTTTTTAATTTCGTCAGCATCCCATTGTGGTTTTTTAGACTTATCTAAACTGCCTAATTTAGCAGCAGATCCAGGTCTTAATTTTTGAATCTTACCACCTCTTGCTACAAATTCTTCTACGGTTTCTTTCTTCATATTAAAATATCTTTATCATAATTATTGTTTGCATAATTAACAATACAATTGGAAGTATTGTTCTAATTAATTCCATTGTATGGTTATGTCTATCTAAAAATCTTTCTAATTTATTTCTTTTATTTTCTTTTTTCATTGTCCCTCCTTGTAAGAAAACTTGTGGCCATTTCTGGCCACAAGCGGACTTACACTATGGATAGATTTAGACAGTAAAGTCTTCTTCACTATCATCCTCACTATCATCGGATTCTTTTTCTGATAATATTTCAGCTTCTTCAGCCTTTTTCTTATCAGCAAGAATCTGTTCTACTGAAGCACCACTATCAACTTTAGTGTACAGGTCAACAAATGATGTTTTAGTATCATCATCAAATCTATTTGTACAGACAGCGATTGCCTTCATTTTATTTTTAAAGATTCCATATGCCTCAGCAATGTGTACTAATCTTCTTGTTGATATAATCTCATCAACACCGCCATCATTATAAGTTTTTCTTATAACGTCAGCCCAAGTAACTAAATTGTGAGCAAATTTTTGATCTCTTTTTCCTGCAGTTTGCAAAGAATTAGAAACAATTTTTTCTTCTGTTTTAGCAGAAGGATATTGTTGTTCAAATGTAACTGGAAATCTTTCAAGGAATGCCTCGTTCAAAACATTAGTACCGATAAACTTACCGTCATCACTACCTTGTCCTTTAGTATTAGCAGTTGCAATCACATTGAAACCAAATTTAGGTTTAACAAACTTGTTAATTTTCTTAACATAGATTCCTGAACCTTCAAGGATAGGTTGTAAACACATTATCTTATTACTTGCAAGGTCTATCTCATCAAGTAAAAGAACAGCGCCTCTTTCCATCGCCTCAATAACTGGTCCGTTTTGCCAAACAGTTTCACCGTTTCTTAATCTATAACCGCCAAGTAAATCATCCTCATCAGTTTCAATTGTTACGTTAACTCTAATCATCTCCCTTTTTGCAACAGCACACGCCTGGGTTACAGCAAGAGTTTTACCGTTACCTGAAAGACCTGTGATAAATGCAGGATAGAATTTTTTAGAAGTTATTATATTTTTAACATCTGAAAAGTTTCCGAAATTTACAAAGTTTTTATCTTTAGTAGGAACTACATTATCAGTTAGCGAACTAACTATATAAGCAGCCTTTGTATCAGTAGGTTTCACATCAACGTGTTCTACTGTGGTTGTATCATCAACAGTATTGTCAATAACAAGAGTGTAAACTCCTCTACCGACTTTAAACTTGTCTGATTTTAACCAAGAAGGATTTTTGATTACCTTCTTTTTAACAAGAGCATTTATTTGTGCCCTAGTCACCGTATCTTTTTTGTAAGTATCTTTCAATACTTGAAGTACGGATTTTTGTGTTTTTGATAACTCAATCATTATATAAGTCCTTTCATTTAAGTTATACAGCTATGCTATCATTGTTTTCATTAGAAGTCAAGCACAAAAAAGCGTTATAAACCCTCATTTTTATGCGATCCTCTTAATAAAATTTTGTAATAATACTCTGGAATTGATTCTTTTTTTCATTCCTGACATAAACATCTTTTTTAATATTCTCTTATTAGTTGTATCTATTGAATCGTCCATTACTTTATTTGAAACTCTAGTGCCAGAATTAACATAAAAGTAAACATCATAAGAAGTACTGTAGTCAGCAATAAACTTATCTTTACTAAACATTTTTCTAGCCAATATTTCTTTTTCGTAAGGCACTCTAATTTGATATCTTAACTCTCTATATTTTGATACTAGGTAAAACCCAATAGTTTGTAAATCGTATTTTCTTTTTAAATATCTTAACATAACACTTGTTAAATCATTTTTATCTCCCCAATAACTATCAGCATTTATATACTTGTTATTAAGTTTTAACCATATCTCACCAGGGTTGTGTTTGTGCATTGAGTTTGAAGCACCATCAGTAAGAGTTACTAAAGCAACTTTATCTGTTCTATAATCGTTCTTAAATTTTTTAATAATATGATCCATTGCAATCAACGACTCATTAAGAGGTGTTGATGATAGATAATACTCACTAGGCATACTAGGAACTTTATCTGTTTCTGGACTTCTCCAATTGTAATGACTATTAAAATATAAAGCAGCCCTATGAATTATTTGAGCAACTCTCATATAGTCAACTTTAGATTGTTTATGACTAAACAAGTGTACTAATTTTGTACTAGCGTCTGGTAGTAGTGATTTAGGTGTAACTGAAAACCCAGAGTTTTCATATCTATCTTTTCTATGATAACTATCGTGGTTATTCATAAACGCATAAACTGAAAATGGTATATTAATTTTTTTACAGAACAAAGTTAAATTTAATAACTGTTCAACTGTTGGTAGTAAATGTTTTTGCATTGAACCAGACCAATCAAGTAATAAAATCATACCGTGATTTTTTTGATTTGGTACAGTAGTAATCTTTTTAAATATATCTTCAGCAAATTTATAACTATGTAATTTTAATGGGTCAATAACACCTGTTTTATCCTGTGATTGACGAGCATATAACTTGGCATTTTTTTTCATTTCAAATTCTTTAACAAGATAGTTTACAACGTTTGAAGATTCTTTTATAAATTGTTGTGTTTTAATTTTTGCCTTATTAAGATTTTCTCTATCATAATCTGTATTGTGATTCTTATGATCATAAACCATAACATCTCTAATTAATTTATCCCAAGGAACAATTAATTTTTTAAGATTAACTTTTGGTAATTCACAATAACTTCTATCTCTACTTTTATCATCTGTAATTCCTTTGATAGCGGTATCATATTGTTCATTGGTTACTGATCTTAATACTGGAGCAGGTTCGCCGCCAGCGCCATCATTTCCAACTTCACCGTTTTTATCATCTTTACTATCATCTTTATTATCATTATTATCTTTTGGTTTAGGACTAGGATTTTCTTCCTGATCTTTTTTATCTAACCATTCTTGTAATTTATCTTTACTCTCATTATTATCTTTTTTATCTTCATCATTACCTGGCATTGAAGTAGATGAATTATCATCTTTTTTATCTTCGCCTTCTTTTTTCTTAATAATAGGTACGTATGTTTTTTTAATTACTGGATTTTTCTTTAATTCTTCTTTACAATGACCTAATATATCTTCAGCAAGTTTTAATACATCATCAAAAGATTTACAATCATCAACAGCCTTAACAAAGTAATTTTCTTTTTTAGTAAAATTGAAATTTAATCTTTTTGAAGACTTATAGTATAGGTTGATTTTATCAATCAACGCATAAGTCATTACATCTTTTTTATTAGTACCAAAGAAATTATCTTTGTACATTTTATCAAAACCTTTTAGATAGTCATTAACAAGACCAGGATATTTTTTCTGTATAAGTTTATCAATTCTAGCGTCTTCAATAACATTTACAAATGATCTAAATTCTTGTTTTCTATTCCCCATAGATTCCCAAGAATCTGATGGTGTATGTAAAGCGTGGGCAACTTCGTGTCCAACTAACATATCATATACGTGTTTTGATTTGTGTTCCTCTTTAAATATAGGAACTGTTAAAATTCTATTTTTGACATCAAAGGAAGCAGTCTTTACAGCATTTTCTTGTACTTCAATATTTTCAGTAGCAAGTAATTTTGCAAGTTGCGACTTATTTTTCATAGTGTCTTTTGTCATTTATACTGCTATGCTACTACAGATTGGTATAAAATTCAAGCGAATAATGGATTATTCCTTCGCAGGAAACAAGGGTTTTTAGGGTGTGTCAGATTGCGCTATATAGAACAAAATGAGAACATTTGATTTATTTCTTAATTCCAATGAATATTGGTTCGTATTTTCTGCCTGGAATGTCAGGTCTTGCGAATCGACCTACATAGTTTTGAGATTGTTTCTTTTCTGTTTCTGTGCCTTCAAGTGTAGATTGTATCTTTGTACCTTGTTGAGTTGATAGTGATAACCACCATATCTTTATATCTTCAAATCCTGCCTCAACCATACAATCGTAGGTATCTTCTTCAAAGGTCTTATATGATTTTACATTTGCAACATTGAAGCCTGCATATTTACCTGGCTTCAAACCTGTGTATGCGTTTTTAATAGTCTGTAATAGAAACCCATTACGCCATTCATCTTGTACTGTAAACTTATTATATGATTGTTCTGGTTCATCACCATATTGTTCGTGTCCTAAATAAGGTGGACTTGTAAATACAAAATCTAAAGTATTCATATCAGGTATATACGTTTCACTTCCTTGTCTTAATAATGTGTAGATTTTGTGCTCGTGTCCATATTGTTCTTTTATCTTTTTTAAACCACTAAAAGTAAGTACGCACGGATCAGTACCTATATAATTAACCCCAGCTGCAATTGCACCTATTAAACGACCACCATATCCCATACTAGGATCCCAAACTGTACCTGCTTCAGTACCTTCTAGTGGACTATCTTTATCTACAAATATATCATATAAGGTTGCGGCTGCTGTAGGTCTAAAATTAGATACCATTTGAGTACCACTATATCTTCTCAACATAGCTCTCATATCTGATTCTGTAATTTTGTGTGCTTCTCGTTTTGTGAAGAAAGTACCTGTAAGTATCTTGTTAATACCTTTTTCTAAATGTTCTTCGTCTTCCCATATCTCCATAGGTGTTTTCATCTTACCACATTTAATTCCCCAAGCGTGGTGCATATAAGACCACGCAAGTGATAAACCGTGTGTTGATTGACCTATGATTTTATTGGGTGTATCTAATAAAGTATCCCTATTAAATGACGTAAGTTTATTAAACTCATCATCACGCCATTTTCTATCTTCAGGATAGTATGGAAATCCTTTATTCTCTTTCCAATTCTTTATTACTTCTTTTGCAGGATTATCCATTATTAAACCATTGCATATAGATCAGATACGGTACTAATATCGGCCAAACAATGTGTTCAACAATCTCATATAGTACAGCAAGGGTTAATAGTATTGCCCAAAATTTTGAAGTCTTTGCTTTTCTAGCAAGTGTTCCAAATACCTTTGAATGAAATTTCCCTATTCTTTGTATTATTGCTTCCATTATATTCTCCTTTTTTTAAACTTTGTTGCCTCTTCGGAACCACCTGTTGCTGTTCCTTTTGTATAAGAGTGAGCACCCATACCTGCAAGGTCTCCATCTTTAACAATTAGATATTGATTTCTAATTTCTGAACCATCAAAAAAGCATTCAAGTATTTCTCTAACACCATCTGCATATCTAGTCTGCGCTGATAGTGAAGTACCTGAAGTGTGTGGTGTCATACCGTGATGAGGCATTGTTCTCCATACGTGGTCGTTAGGTGCTGGTTGAGGAAACCATACATCACCTGCGTAGCCACTTAATTGTCCTGACTCTACTGCTCTTGCAATAGCATCCTTATCACAAATCTTTCCTCTTGCTGTATTAATTATGTAAGCACCTTTTTTGCACTTACTAATTAAATCATCATTAAACATATGTTCAGTTTCAGGATGTAAAGGACAACTTATATTAATTACATCACATACTGCAACTAAATCCTCAACTGAATTGTGATAGATTAAATTTAATTCTT